AGCCATTAGCACCACGGAGAGTATTTAAAAAACCAGTTAAACCTTGAGTTCTTAATGCTGTTGTGTCGAATTCAATACCTAATCTTTTCGCTTCTGCTGCTGCATCTTTCGTTGGTTTTGCTATTCCAGCAAGAACCGCATTGAATCCTGTGTATGCTGCTGAAGTTTTAACACCGCCAAGTGTAACTGCTGAAACTGCGCCAAGTAATTCATCTAAACTAACACCGTATGCATTTGCTGTTGCACCAGCCTTACCAAATCCTTCGGCCATTTCTTGAACTGTTGTCTTACCACCTTTTTGTGCGATAAAAAACTTTTGTGCAATTGAAGTTGCTTCGCTTGCATCTAAACCGAACGCGTTCATTGCTGAAGTCATACCATCAACGGCAACGCTAGTGTTAGTCGCACCAGCTTGTGCAAGTTCCGTTGCTGCTGCTAAAAATTCAAGTGAATCACCAGCTTCAACGCCTGCCGAAACTGTATCAAATAAAGCTTTATTCAATACCTCAAAACTTTCACCTGTTGCAGCACCGAGCTCAAGAACTCCGTTTTTCATGTCTGCAATACCTTTCGTAAAGGTCTTGTTTTTGAATGATGACTTGTCTAATAATGTTTGAACATCACTGAAGCCTGATTCAAATTTTGCAAATGATTTGACTGCTAACGCAGCGGCACCAGCGAGCGCAACAAACGCTGCTGCTGAAATTTTGGCGGCACTCGCAAGGCCCTTTTCAAAATCTTTTGTTTGGCTTTTTATTTTATCAAGTTCTTTGCTGAACTCGGTTGACGTTGCGCCAATCTTTATAATTAATTCATCTGCTGCCATGGTCAACTTTCCTTGTTTTTCTCATGATCTTTTTTCATTTGTTCGAACCTGTTTAATGCTGATTCGTTGTATTCTTCTTTTTTCTCTTTGCTGACTTTAAGTGCTTTTAGTCTTGGTTTAACCTTGAAGCCGTGAAGTTTTGCACTCATTGCCGCATCGTCGTGATTGCTATCATCTATAATTGGAAGCAGTTCACTAACTTGTTTCATTGTATAACCGTTGAAAAACTCTTCAGGCGTTTTAATGCCGTATCTTTTTGCGAAAATATCGAAAATATGAAACCAATTAGTTTCTTGTTGTTCAATATCTCCGCTTAAGACTTTTTTAGTTTAACTTCTTCTTCTGACATTTGTTCAGGTTGAGCGTCGGTTATTACTGTGCATAAAGGTGATAACAATATTTTTAAGCCTGTATATGTATCGCCTAAAGCGTTTATAAATGATTCTAGTATTGGAAAGTCTGTCTTATCTTCTAATAGAAAATAACAAACTTTTGAAACGACTGAGAGATTTGGTTTTTTTAACTCATTGCTGAAGTTTTCCAATCCATTTAGCTCGTTGTTGGTTGCAAATTCTTCATTGATCCACACTTGAGCAGCGAGAGAAAACTTTTTGAGATGATAAGTCTTTCCAGCAATCTGAAATGACTTTAAGTTCGAATGAAATTTGTTCAATGAATTGTCTTGCATTAATTTTCCCTTGTTTAAATATTACAAAAATTTGTAATACGATGCTACTATTATTCCGTAATACATGAAAAGGTTTTCGCGATGACTATAATTAAAGAAAAAAAGAAGTACAAAGACAGGACTATTTCATTAAGATTGACTCAAAGTGAATATGAGCAAGTAAGATTGAAAGCAAAACTGTATTCTGAAACTGTTAGTTCGTTTTTAAGGCACATTATTTTAAATTATGAAGTTGAAATAAAAAGGGAGAGCAATGCCCTCCCCGAAAATAAATCCGATTAAGGACAAGCCCCTAAAGAACCTTTAATTTTTCTAATTGTCGCAATTTTCCCTTCACAAGTATCAAATAATAATTTGATAGTTAATTCTGGAATACTGAAAACAGTTTCTTCTAAAGCTATTGGGAAACCTCCCCCTACTGCTTTATGAATGTCGATTTCTCAATTATGTTATCGTAGAAGTTTTTTATCATCTACTTCTTATAATTTCTTATAAGTTCAGCATACATCATCACCTGTTCTAGGTGTCGGTGGCTCGTGGAGATATTCTATTCTATTTCTAGTTTCAATCTCTATGCGTTGCGCGTGTTAAAAAATTTTAATCTAATAACTTCCGCTCTGATTGTCTTACCTTTCGGCTTAGAGTTCCAGTTTTTCCACCAATTCATCTTAATCATTCCTGACTAAGCGGCCAAATTATTTAGCATATCGCCATTACTTCTTTTTGCTGCCATCGCAACGATTCCATGCTCAGGAAATACACTTCCGGCTTTTCCGATTTCAATTGTAGAAATACCTTGATGTGCGCCTGCTACTTTAAAAGTCGCTGTGTCGCCTTCAACCATTAAAATAGTTCCTGAACCACCTGTTAGCTCAACACCGAAACCAACAACTTCAACTGCTGTTGCAGCAACGATTGTTAGCGGGGCTGAATTTATTTTCAAACTGTCATCAACATATTCAACATTCGTTCCAACATTGAAATCAATATTAGTTGTGTCGTATATATCAACGGTTGTTGCTGAAACTGCAACGATTGTGTATATACCAGTTTTTAAGTCGCCTTCACTTCCACTTTTCGCTGTTGCTGTCGCAATTCCTGTTACAGCATCAAGAATTGTTAAACCTTTAAAATTTGCAAAGGCATCAACTGTTCCCAATGCGCTTGCTGCTGTATTTGTCACATCAGCACCAAGGTAAAGTTCGAACAAAAAGTCCGGCATTGTCTTAACTGTCGCGCTAAATTCCGCACTAATTGTTTTGGCTTCACTTGCCCACATATAGCGCGAAGAACCACCAAATAGATCTTCAAATTCTGCGCTTAGTGAAATTGTTCCACCAGCAAGAACTTCGAAAATTCCATACGGCAATTTATCTGCTCTTCGATAAGGCACAAGAGAATGAATCCCAAATGCCATAAAGTTTTCTGATAAACCCATTTTGACCTCTTAGTTAAATTACGTTTTCAACCTTGAGAGTTTCGATAAACATTTTAGGAACTTTTACTTCCGCGCCTTTTTTGATTATGAGATGATATTCATTGTGATGAATTTCCCAATCTTTTAAAGCAATTAGTTTTTCGATAACCTTCTTGGTTTTCTTTTTTTTGTCTTCCATGCCGCTTTTCCTTTGGTTAGTTCGTTGTAATTGCCGCAACAACGACTATTCCTGCACTCCTGTATTGTCGATTATCAACATCGAAAACAGTCGGCGTTAAATGATCTATAGAAACTTTTAATCCATTTCCCATTTTTGAGAAATTTTTATTGATTGTGGCTTCTAAAGCTCGTGTATATCGTAACATTTTATAATGTATATTTTCATTTACTGGACTTCCATCGTCAGCAACGACGATTTCAAAATAAGTTTTAATTTTCTTGATTGCGTTTCCTGTTGAGTTGTCGAAGTTTTCAGGATTTGCATAAGTTCCCCATACAACAAAATTTTGGTATGAAAAAACTTCTTCGCCTAGCTGTTGAAAGTAATAGGCATTATCATTTATTTTATCAATTACATAATCAGCTTTTTCAGCATCAATTAACAAAAGTTCATTATTCAAATTTGCTTTAACAGTTGTTAAAAGTGAATTCAATAAACATTCGGTATCATAAATTCGTCTTGTCATTATTTGAATTCCTTTAAATTATCTTTAATGTGCCTATCTATTATATTCAACCACGCTTGCTTTCTTCCACTGACCCTATCAGCAATACCTTGTTCTAATGGTGGGCCAGAAATAAACACTGGCTTTCTTAAAGGTATCTTTGTTCTAGGTGCATCAGACTGATGATAAATTGCATAAGGAACAGTCGTTCCAAGTAATAATAATTTTTTACCGATAACATTTACAGCTTCAGGTGAATTGCCACCTGTTAATGAAGATTCAAGTCTTCCGGTTCTTTTTAAAATAGGATAAACAAATCTGACTTCACGCATCTTTTGTTTTTTTGTTTTTGGTGCAAGGTCTGGATATTGGCCCGGCCCTTTTAATGAGAAAACTTTTTTATTCCCTTGAAAAAATTCTTTTGAAATAAAACCGAATGGAATTCTAAAATCAGCAGTTTCTTTCGCAAGCCTATCAATAGCGCGAAGAAAAGCTTTGTCGTTTTCTATTATATAACTTGTATTAAAAGATGCGCTTGTTGCTTTTACCAATTTGGCGTTCCTTTCTTAAACACAGCAGTATTTTTGCTTGAATTAAACAACGCTTGGCTCTCAGGTGAAGAAGATTTTAACGGAGTATCCGGAAGCGGCATTGTAGGCTTATCCACGCAGCTCAATTCGCAATTTTGCGGTGGACATATTTTGTCGAGCATTTCGATTGCCATCATCGCCCAACCGCCAGTAAATTCCTGCTTAGTTTGATGACTGTTGTTCGTTGTCAGTGCCATTATGTTTTGAATAACATCGGCAACTTTATATTTAACGATTGTTCCAATTATTTTAATTGATTCAGGACCAACGGTTGCCATTTCATAACAAGAACTTAATCGAGCATTTACGATTGCTTCTTGTTCACTTATAAATTCATCAACTTCTTCAGTCGTAACAACTGTATTTTGCGATTCAGTTCCTGTGTCGGCTTCAATTTTTAATCTTCTAAATAATGATTTAATTTTATCAGCATCGGTGTATGCGCCCATCAAATCGCCCTTTGTTCTAATTTATTTAATCTGTGAAATATTTCTTTTTCTGTATCTTCTAGGTTCTCTATTCGCCTTGCAGTATTCTTTCCATTTGTCGCAATTTCTGCAAACCGAACTCGCAAATCGTTTAGATCGACGAATATGCCGCGCAAAAAAAAAGCGTTGATAGAAAGACCTATTGTTATAAAAACTCCTATCACGGATAATAAAACCATTAAAGTTTGTGAACTCATAAAGTCATGCCCTCAGAATTAAAAGTTACGTTAAAATGTAATGTGTCCAAAAAAGTATTGTGATCAAATATGCATTTACCTTTTACAATTTCTTTTGGCTTAAGGTGAGCGTTACCTAGTGCGTGAAAACATAGTTCGAAGCAATACATTTTATCTTTACTCTTTTCAAAATAATAATCGTATTTTCTTCCAATGTAATTCATCACTCTTTCCTGTATTCCAGTTCTTCTATTTTCAGTGACAATAAATTTCGGATTGCAAACGATAACTAAATCCTTTGTTGTTAGAAATGTAACAAGATCGGTCAACACTACGCCTTTGCCTGTCGCTTCTGCAACGTATCGTATTCCGTCTTTTAAAATATCACCGACGTAAAGTCCTGCGTGTTTAATTTTGATCGGATTTATGATGTTGGATAACTCTCCATTAGTGTTGGTAAGTAAGACGCTTCCAACAAATAATTCATCGCGAAGTTTATAATAATGTTTTCCGTTGATTTTTTTGTGCGTGAACGGCGCGTGAATTTTAGCTAATGTTTTTATCATTGGTTTAACAATCCATAATATAAAATTATAAATAACATTCACTAAACGACCTCGTGATAAATTAAATTAAATCCTACGCTTTTGTTTTCGTTAGTGTCATTTTTGTATCTAATAACGACTTGCATTCCAGCAAAAACATCCGCGTCGTAGTCAGACTTATCCGAATAAAGCAAATCTGAAACAATTACATTGAAACCAAATTGATTCAACAAATAATTCGTTGGCATACCGTAGGCAGTTGCTGTCGGTTCATCAACTGGTGATTTAACAAATAGATCAATCCTATCAAGTGCGTTGGCACTTATAACTTCAACTTTGTTTATTTTAGCTTTCGCGTAAGGAACAGTAAAAATTATATCTTTTTCGCTGTTCGCCCCGATTGTTTCTTTGACACCATATTTTCGCCTGAATAGTTTTGTTCCGTCTTTTAACACTTTGCTTGCGAATGGTTCTCTTGAATAATAATTACCAAGCTTTTTGTTGCATTTTCCGAGAAGCATACTTTCGTAATTTTCTACATCGTCATCATCAAGCTCGTGCGTATAAACAATCATGCCGTCGATTGAAATTAATTTATATTCACTCGATTCTATATAACTGAAATGATCTAAATTATCGCTGGAAACTTTCATTTTCCAATCTGAATAATTGCTTATTTTTATTTCAATCATTTAAAAACCTCCCAAAAAAATAGAATAACTTCTAACTTTTCGACTATTGCTTGTCGTGCTGGACTTCGCTTTAAATGTTATATTTTCTTTATATGTAATTGGATTTTGAAACATAATTTCCAAAGTTTTTCTTTTTGAGTTGTAAACAATTGGACTTAACGGCTTGCTCTCTCCACTGTCGTACTTCAACATGTCTTTTATTTTTTTTACATGCACCGTCAAAAATGCAACATCATCAACCATCATTTCAATTATTACATCTTCAGAATTAAGTCTAAATGCAGCACTTATAAATGATTCACCAACATCATCATTAACAATATTAATGAAATTTTGATTAACATTATTTAATGTCAGATCTGTTGAATTAAAAAAATGCCTAATTCCATTTCCTATATCAATTTTCATTCAATTACTCACCTGTATAATATTTGCTTTGTACTTTTTACCGTTACCTTTCAATAAAATTTTAATACTTATTGAAGACTTCATTGGAAAGCTAGGCGTGAAATAAAAAGCTTTTAATCCGCTATTCCATGATATGTACATTGGGGGCAAAGAAGCTTTGTCCCAATCAAGCAAATCTTTTATTTTTTTGCAATACAATTCAAATATAACAATGCCATCGACTTCAAGTCTAACGGTTACATCTTCATTATCAAATTCTAAGACAAAACCCGACAGTGTTTTAATCCCAACTACAGAATATGCTGTATAATAAGTTGTATTATTTAAAACAACATTTAGGTCATACTGCTGAGATATTCCCAAACTTGTACTTATACTGGTGTCAGACTTGACGAGCATTTTCCTTTTACCATCACTATCCAAAACAATATCAACTTTATGAAGTTCATCGTGTCCAACAATTTGAGATTTTGCAAGTGCCCCTGCCGCTTCCAGATTGGAAGCAAACAGAATCAATGTGAATATTATCGCAAACATTTTAATCATTTCAAAACCTAAGCAGGGACTAAATTAAAAGAAGCTTTGCCGTAGACATCGCCACCAGCTTTATTTTCTTTCATTGTTGCGTACAACTGAAGTTCTTTTGTATCGACGGTCGCATTTGTTGAAAAGAAATCTTTAACTAAACCAGCTTTTATATGGTATTGACCAGCGCCGGAATAACTTGCGAGAATTAATTCTTCAACAGGTGTTCCACCAACGTCTTGAACCATTACAAGTTCAAATAACATTTCTCTAAATGCTGAACCGTCAAACGATGGTGCTGTATAAGACCTATCAACAATTAAAGGCATTGAACCAAGTAAAACTCTCACGCCAATTCCAGAAGACTCCATTTTCGCTTGTGTTTCAATTTTTGCAGGTATAACAATAGTTGTCCCAGCGTCAAATGCAACTGGTACTGCGCCTTCACTATTAAGTTGTGGCATTGTAGCGTTTCCGCTTGAATCTCTAAATGCAAATGCAGCAAGACCGTTTATTGTCCCATTGATTGCAGTTCCTAAAACGACTTTTGATAATGCAAAGGCATCTCCAGCCGCATCCATTAATAATTTAAAAATCGAACCCATAAAAGCCTCCTAGCTCCACTCAAGAATTTCTACGTCCCTGTTTCCTGTCTGTGTATTAAAATAAATTGTTTTATCTTCCAACGTCAATCCAGTTTGCTGTAAAAAACCGCCAGAAGTTATCGTTGCTTTAATTCCATTGTCATAATCAGTTTCATCAAAATTATATTTTATTTCAACTACTTTTTCACAACGAATTAAAAATTGTTTTGTTCCATTAGCAAAAACGTGACTTTGTTTCGCGCCTGCCGATGCTGCGTTTTTAATTGTGATAAGCGGTTCTTTTGAAAGGAACTTACCAACTAATAAATCAATAAAGTCAGGGTCGAGTTGAGCAAGAACGCGAAGGAAAACTTTTTCCCCATTTACATACCAAGCTTTGCACTCGTCAATTAAACTCATTATTTATTTTTTACCTTTGCTTTTGGTTTAACTTTCTTTGAAACCTTGGGAGCTTTTTCAACTACGCCAACAACTTCAATCCAATGTTTAGGTCCAATACTTTCTAAAGAATTTAATTCATCTTCATTCAAATTATATTCAATTGGCTTGTCAGTAATGACATATCGTCCATGTTGCATAAAACCGTTAGGATGAACTCTTTTTAATTTTAAAACTTTTTTCATATCACCACCATAAAAAAGATCGGGCAGAGATGTCAGAAAACTGCCCGATCAAAAACACTAGGTTTTAAGAATTAATACTTCAGCTTCATGGCTTTTTGCCACATACCGTAACCAAATCCGACTCTATAATCAACGCCATACTTATATAGCTTGTTCATAAAACCTTGTTCACTTGTTGCTTCAAGAGCTTCAAAGCGAACGTTTTGTCTTACTTGTTTAACAACGGCTTTTAAATTTCCGCTATTCTCAAATAAATACCAATCAGCACCACTTAAACGACCAGTTGTCGCATAAGTTGCTGCGCCTTTCAACGTGTTTGTAGTGCTATCAATTAAGTCAGCCCCAAAAACAGTATCAAGAACACCTTCAAGCTCAGGCGATGCAATGATGTGGAGTTTTAACTCACCTTCATTGAATGGTGCACCTGTATCGTCTTTAAGAGCGCGCATTGCTGCTCTCATTTTAACGAAGTCAGCTTTCATTTCTGATGCTGTTGGAAGTGCGCCTGCTTTTGTTCCAGTAATTAAATTACTTTGAACGCCTGCAACACCTTTATAGGCATGAGAAATTGAATAAAAAGGAAGTCCGTCAAAAGAAAGACCAATTTCACCATTAAGAATTAGTTCAAAGAACAATTTTCTAGGATGAATTTTTGCTTTTCTTGCAAGATCGCCAATTCTAATTTTGATTCCACCTAATTGGTCATCTTCAATATCGTCACGGTCAACCTGAAGAGTTCCTTCGTAGCTTTTATTTGGAATTTCATAATCGTAATCAGAAACACCATAAAGTTTTCTTGAATCTTTCCATTCTGATAAATCAGGAACGTTTCCAAGCCAACCATACTTTTCTTTGTTCGATGTGGAAGTTGTTTCCATTATCATCGGCATAACGTCAGCAGGATTTTCCCCATTGTCGTATGACTTCATGAAAATACCTCTAAGGGCTTTTTCAAGAACAATACTGTTTTTAATTTGTCCCATAACGTCCTCCCTAGACTTTTATATCAACCCATACTTGTGTTGCAGAAACAAAGTTAGAAATAAATCCAACGGCTTGTTCGTTTGCAGCTTGTACAGTTGAAATTGTTTGATCATCACTTGCAAAAACTTCTGAACCAACGTCAGCTTGTGTAAATCCTGCGCCTTCAAGAAGAAAAATTCCTTCTGTTAAAACCGAACCTTCCAAGTCTCCGTTGGCTCCACTAGCATTATCAACTGCAAATACAGCGATACCAGCAAATTTAGCACCAGCCTCAGCAAGTGCAGCAGCTAAATATCCTGCAGCAGAGGTCCTACAAATTGAACCTTTGAAAAATTTACCTGCCGCTACAACAGGGTGTGAAACAAGACGACGCGCTTTTTCAACGACTTCTTTATTGTCTGTTAAATTTGCCATTACGCCTCCAACACATATTTTTTATAATCTTCTTCATTAAGACCTGAAGCAACCATTGCGGCTTTGTCAGATTCAGAAAAAGTTATAACAGATTCACTACCAGTTTTCCCTTTAGCTTCTGTATTTAAAACAGTGCTTAAAGAAAGAACTTCAACGATAGTTTTACCTTCGTTTAAAGCATCTAATTGAGCTTTATTAATTTTGTTTTCAGAAAAAAGTAATTCGTTAGCAGCTTTTAATTCCGCTTCTTTTTTTACTTTCTCCATCAAATCAATTTTTTCACTGAGTTTTGTAATGTCAGTTTTTTGACCTTCAACAACAGACTTTAAAGTATTTTCTGATAACTTAAAATCTGAGATTGTTTTTTCAAGGCCAGAAACTTTAACATTATGCTCAGATAATGAAATGTTTTCCACTTTGATTCCTTGGTTATTATTTTTTTCTTTGAAACTTACAATTGCTTCCATTTTTAGAAACGGTCTGTTCACTAAACCACCACCCAAAAGAGTTGGTCCGTGCTGAATACCTGTGTGCGGATGAACATAGTTTAAACTAAATTCTGGTGAAAAATACCGAAAATCTCTGTCGCTCAAAGTTTGTGCGCCTTTCGGTGTCCATTTCACTTCCCCATAAAGTACGTCGCCATCGATTGACATGAATACGCTTTTAATCCAACCAGCGGCTTTAGCTTGACTATGATCGTAATCAATCATCAAATCGACACCAACAACTTCATTGTCAAAGTTATCAGCAAATGATTGCAACATTTTTCGAGTCAATTCCACTTCACCATAATTTGCATGATACCCTTTTACGACCTTTGCAAGCTCTATGATGTGTGGGAGTGAATCGTTAAATTTAATTGTTTGATCTTCGTTTCCCAACGATAAGAATGATCTATCCATTGACTGAATAGCGAACACTTTTAAAAGTCCGACTATTGCCATGACTCCATTTGAGATTTCCAAAGATTTTAATGTGTCTTTTACAAATTCAGAAGCATCTAAACTTGTGACGATAAAACTTTTTGAATTTTCTTCAATTAGTTCTACTTTGAAATGATTTTCTTCAGCCCACAATAAAACGGCTTCTTGATCTGGATAAACAACTTTGTCGAATATCAAACCTTGAACCATGTAGGTATCTTCAATTTCGTTTTCTCGCATAAATTCGTCAACTTCAATGTTGGCTTTGCGGAAAGCTTTCGTTTGAAGAAAGTCTTTTATAAATGCCATGATAAATCCTTTTATCGTTTTTCTTATATATTAATTATGCTTTAAATTGACCAAATTATCAATTGACTCGTCAAGTGACTTTGATTTTAAGTCTGCTTTATTTAAAGGAGGTAGTTTTCCAATCTCAGGTTTTGTTTTTGCCGTTTGCATAATTGCTGACAAATAAGATTTGCAATTAAAATGAAGCGGTGGAGAGTATTGAAAAAACTTTGTATCATCGGTTGAGAATACTTGACCGGTTAAAGTTTTACAAATGGCAGCTTTCGGATTGCTGTTGTTGAAACGAAAAGCATAAATCTGATTAAGCACTTCAGGTTCAAAAAAGAAATCGTTTCTTGTTTGATTAACAATCGTTGAAGTTGATGTTATTGAAGCGGTATTAACCGTGCCGCCATCTTGATATTTTTTGGCAGCAGCATTCATTTCTTCTTGCAATACAGCAATGTCATTTGTTTTCTGTTCGTTCTGAATAAATGCCAGCGTGACAATATCTTCTAAGTCAGTAGCAAGTTTGTCGGCTAATATTTGCGATTGCAATTGAGCTAGTTTTTTAGAATGCTTTGGAAGCTTTTCATCGCCTGCAAACTTAATTGCTTTCGACGGGTATTTTTCCAATAACTCGAGCATTTCAGCATTATCTTTTAATTTAACATCGTGAATACCAGTTTCGTTTTCCACCATGTCCAATGACTTCGTTGCACTAACATTAAAAACGCCTCTCAATTGCTTTCTGAATGCAACAACGCCACCGAGCTTCAAGTTATCAACTGCATTTAATTTGCTACTCTCCGAAAGCTTTTTATAATTTTTTGTTATGTCTGCAATTAATTTTTCACCAATAAATTTCAAATTACTTTGCATTATTTCAAGAGTCGGCTTTGCTTGCTGGTCAATTAAACTTTTTGCTGTTTTCGCTTCAGCAAATTTCATAACCGAAAGTTGAGTCCCAGAATCGTCGCCATTATCTTCATCAATGGAACCATCATCATTAACAGAATCGCCAGAATTATCATTTTCATTATCATTTTCGTCACTCTCGCCACCATTTTCAACAACAGTTCCTTCGACTTTCTTTGGAAGGTTATACATTTTACGAACGTGATCTTCTAACATTTCATCTTGACCGACTATTCCGCTTCCAGTGAAGCCAGTTAGAATTTCCATAAACTCTTTCCCAGCTTTTTCAGTTATTCCAGAAAAAACTAATTCAGGCATTTGTTTTACAGTATCGCCAAAATTCATTTTAACTAAATTTGGAATTAAACAACGATTGATTGTACCAGCTATTACATGAGCGAATGATTCTAATACTTGTGTGAAAAACTTTTGAAGATTTTCTCCTAAAGCGAATGCACCTGAGTTCCCACCAGTTCCAAGCTCCAAAAATGTTGCAAGAATAGTCCCGACCATTTTTTCATCTTCGCGCTTGATTGAATTTTCAAGCTTCATCGGGTCAAAACCTTCCGAGCTATGAAGATCGAGTTCCCAACCTTCAGGATAAGTGATGAAAGAATTTTCTGCGCCAGTGAATGCCGCGAGAATGGCAACAGCTTCTTTATATTCTTCATCATTAACGTTTATATTAGCTGGTACCTTTAGCGTTGGCGTAGGTATTGCTGA